GCCTCAGCAATCTTACCACGTCCAAGTTGCTTAACAAAGCCGTTAGCCATGTAAGAAGTTGGGTTGGTAACACCAGTAGCATCGAAGAGGTTGGAGATCTTGTCACCCCATTTCTCCATTGCAGTTCTGATGAGGAAGTTTTCATCATTGATGATGGTAACTGTCCATTCAGCGAAGGTTCTGTCTCCAGCAACTTTCAGGATTCTACCTCTGAAAGGAACGTTGATTGGAGCAACTGTGGAAGCAGGTAACTGAGCTGCTTTACACAGGAATTTGAAAGTGTTTTGAGCGTCTGAGTTCCAGTCAACAGTGTCAATAGCTGCTGGGAATGCAGGGATCTCAACTTCAAATAGATTGGGGCGGGCACCACCGCCCGCCAGTTCGGTCTTAAATTGGGATAAGGACTTGGTAGCCATTTTTTGTTTCCTCCGTTAATTAGTTTAATAAATCGTGATCAAACAGTACCAACTACTTCCTGGAAGTCAACACCAGTTCTGGTAGCAACGAAGGTCAAGGTCACATAGTTGATTGACTTAGTTGGCTTGAGGAAGATGTCTGCTCTAAACTCGTTGTTGTCAACGACATCAGGGGTGTTATTTGTTTCGTCACACTTAATGACGAAGTCATAAAGTCCTCTCTTCGCTTGAATATCACGGAGATAAGGTTCAATAGCGTTAACGAAGTTGGCTCTTGTGATAGAATCGTTGATCTCAAAGAGTTGTGCGTTAGCTACAGACTCGATGGATTGTTCAACTGTCAGGAACAGTCTTCTTACGTTGATTCTATCAAACGCGGAAGCGTATCCGAGAGCTGTCTTATCACCAAACAGAACAATACCAGCACCTGGCTTGTTCACAATTGGGTTAATTCTCTCACCGTAGAGGTTATCTCTTTGTGCCTTACTTGGGTTGTAAGCCAGTTTGATAGCGTCATTGATCGATCCTCTTTGGACACCAGCTGGTGAGAACCATGGGAAGGAGGTGATCTCAGTTCTGACCATTGTTCCAGCGATGTCTGGGTTACAAGGGACGTAAACGAAAGCGTTGTTGAATCTATCATAGACATACTTCCAACCAGTATCAAATACTGCGTAAGAGGAAGAAGACAGAGGAGAATAGAACTCAAGGATGTTATTCATCTGAGTCGTTGTGTTGGTTTGACCAACAACGTCAGCTCTGTGTGGGGAGATACATGCGATACAGTCCTTTCTGGATTCCGCGATAGAAATGAGTTGATTAGCCTTAGCTTGTGACTCAACTTTCGTAGAAAGTCCAGGACCCATCAGGAGGAAGTCAACTTCAACATCAGCGTCGTTAGCGAACAGTTGATAAGAAGTTTGAAGATCTCCCAGAGTTGTAGGATATCCTTTATTAGCCGAATAATCAACACCACCACCAAAGGTGTAGGTCTTGTTACCAACAGCTGCGAATTGAATACCCTGTGCTTCTTGTCCCCACTGACCTTCACCAGTGGTATAAGGAACAAAGTTGGTGCTGAAACCAGTAGCAGCTGGAGACGTACCGTGATAGGAGTCTTCACCGATTGAAGGGTTGTAACCAGCAAAGATATACTGGGAACCGTTAATCAGATAATCCTTATAGTAGTTTCTGGTAGGTGCGTTTCCATCAGCGGTAGCGTCCTTAGCCTTAGAAAGGAAGGTGTGCTTCTCAAGGATGTTTCCTTGAATACCAGTTACAGAACCGTCATCATCAACAACCACAACGTGGAGAGAATCACCACCACCACTTCTCGAAGAGGAGAAGTTTGAATCAACTGGTCTACCAGCGATTGAGTTCCAGAAGATTGGAGTGTTCAGTGCCAGTGTCTGTTGATCGTACCAGTCAACTGCTGTGTCAGCGGCGATTGAATAACCAGTTGTGATACCTGAGGAGTTTGTGAAGATCAGAGTGTCCGTCGCTGAGAAAGCTCTAGTGGCGTCGTTCTTAGCGTAATCGATTGGATACTCTGTACCAGCTGCTGAAACTCTAGAAGTAATCTTAACATCGATTGAACTGTCGTTTCCAGAGGAATCAGTTGTGACTCCAGTAACGATAGCCTTAAGGTAACCATCAAAGGCTGATGTTGTACCAGCTCCAGGAATAGCTCCTGTAATAGATGCCGTAACAGCAGTTCCTACATTGACCTTCAGGTTTGAACCATCACCAAAGGCAACAGTTGAGATACCCAGTCTTTGGTCAGCTGCGTTGTCGATGATTGCAACTTTCAGACCGTTAGCCCATGTTCCAGGGTTTTTAGCTGCCCAAGTAAAGTTGGTAGCTGTCTGATAGTTTTCTTCGTAGTCGTCGTTATTCTTAACTTTTAGTGTCGTGGTGTTAGCCATTCCGACACCAGCGTTAGCGTTTCTCAGTGTAGAACCATCAGTTCTAACAACCTTCAGAACACCACCGTAGGAAAGGTATGAACTTCCAGACATCCAGTACTCATACTGTCTGTCGGTAGAAAGTGGTTTTCCAAAAGTTTCGATGAAACCAGCCTCGTTGCTAACCTCAATTGGTTCGTCAACAGGACCGAGTTGGAAAGGACCAGCGATACCACCAATCTGATTGATGACATTGTCAACTCTACCAACTGTTAAGTCAATCTCTCTGACAAGAATGCCTGGAGATAATTGAGGAGTAGCCATGTTTTTCTCCCTAAATTACTCATGTTTAACTACAAAATATTTAGGGATTAGTGTATTTTCAGGGGGTAAAACAGGACGAAAACTACCAATCTGGGTATTCCCAGTCAGCCATGGGTGTCTTTTTCTTTCTATCTTCTACAACTTTCTTTATAGTGCAGTCTTTACAAACATAAGAATAAGATGATGCCACAGCTCCTTTGTCTTTTCTTGTTCTGTAAAAACCATCAACTAAATTCTTCACTTCACCACAGGATCTACACTTCCTATCAGAAAGAAGTAGATGACCTAACTTGAACTGTCCATCTAAATCCATTAGCTCAAGTAGTTCCACATGTAGTCCATTCCTCCCCCTTGGTCTCCGTATTCATCGGTAAACCACCTGTCTCCTTCTGCATCCACAAAAGAATCAGCATCGAGTCCATCATTAATAAAACCGAAGGGTGCCATATCCTGCTCGATTTGATTCTTTTGTTCTTCATATAATCGTTTTCTAACATCTTGATCTGTGAGTTCCTTAAAGTAATCTTGAGCTACCAACCAGGCATAGATGACAAGACACATAGCCAGGTCATCATTACATCCCTCTTCAGCCTCGAATGAATTATGTTTTGAGATGAAGGTAGTAAGTTCTGAGATGATCTCATAGTCGTTGAAGATGAGTTTATCTTCTTCAATCATTGTCTTGAGGTTGAGTGATCCAACCTTCTTGACTGTCTTAGACATCTTAACACCAAGTTGTGTTTTTGTCCCAGAGAATCCCTGACCAACAACCTGACCAGCACGTCCCCTCATAGAACACATTAAGAGGTTCTGATATTCAAGGTCGTATTGTAGGATACTTGCTACCTGGTCTCCAACATCATTGACTTCACAGAGAATGAAAGCTTCGTTATAACTCTTGGCTACATCATAGATGACACTTGGAAACAACATCGGTTTGATAGTGTTATCTCTATATTTTGCCACAACTCTATGGGGGAAAGAGGTTATGTCAACCACAACAAAAGCAGAGTAATCGTTACCAACACCCCGTGCAACATCAACAGCCATGGCATAATCATGTCCTTTTTCTGGTGCAACATGGATATCTAACCCAGCGTTTGAGTTGAGTGGTTTGTCAAATACTAACGCTTTTAACTTACTAGGTGCAATCAGTGTGTCAACAGATCCTAAAAATTCACACTCAAACTCAATCTTGAACTGTTGTTCTGATGTGTTTGCGATGGTCTGTTCTTTCCAGACAGCATCCCTACCAGGAACCTCTGACCAGTGGACATCAGTTGGAACATATTCGTTTCTCTTCTTCTCCGCATCAGTCCACATACGGTAGAAGTGGTTCATACCGTGTGGGGTAGAGACTATGATGACTTTTGTGCTTTTACCAGAAGTAATAGTAGGATAAACAGATGCAAAGAAGGCATCAGCGATGTGATTTGGAACGAACGCGAATTCGTCGAGAAAGAGGATGTTAAACGACATACCTCGGACAGCACTTGCAGATGTAGAAGCTGCCAATATCTTACTGCCATTTTCTAACTCGATGTTTCCTTTGTTCCATACCAGGATACCCTG